TATGCTGGTACTCATTTTTGGAAAGATTGTAGGATAAAAGAAGTTGAATACCTAAAAAACATTCATAGGCATAACTTTTATATTACTTGTAAGAAAGAAGTAAAGCATGATGATAGAGATATTGAAATAATAATGTTTAAGAATAAAATAACAGAATACCTTGATTGCAGATATGATAAAGAGTTTGGTGGATTAAGTTGCGAAAGTATCGCAAAAGATTTACTATTAACATTTGAATTAAATTATTGTAAAGTATTAGAGGATAACGAAAATGGAGCAGAAATATGGCAAAAATAATATACCTACCGCTGGAACATATTGAAATGAGATACACAGTTTATATGGATAAAGTCATTTGTGATTATCTAGATAAAAGTGGAAAAGAATATGTAAGAATATATCCTGATATTCCTGCAAGACAAATCAAGGAAGGAAGTTTTTTAGATGCACCTACTACAATTGAATTTAAGAGTAAACAAATTGCTAAGGTTGCAGAAATGTATCATACAGGAGAAATAGAAGATGGAGATATAATTTTTACTTCTGATATTTGGTTTCCTGGATTAGAAAGTATTGCCTATCTAAATTACTTTTGTAAGAAAGATGTTAAGGTTAGAGGTGTTTTACATGCTGGTAGTTTTACTGATACAGATTTTGTTAGAGATATGGAAAGATGGGCAAAGAATTTTGAGGATGTTATTTTTGATATAGCAGATAAAGTATTTGTTTTTTCTGAATTTATCAAAAAAGATGTATTGAAGAAAAGAATCATAAATGAAGATAAGTTAATTGTTACAGGACAAACATTAGACGACAAAGAATTTATGCAATACAAATCTGATGAAAAAGAAAACATAGTTGTCTTTAATGGTAGAAATGTAGATGAAAAACAACCTTGGTTATTTGAAAAATTAAAAGAAACTATTACAAATGACTGGTTATGCTACCTAGAGAAACCATTTAAAGAACCTAAATTTGTAAATACTCATTCTTTAAAATTACCTAAAACTGATTACTATAAATTATTAGGAAAAAGTAAAGTGGTAGTAAGTTTTGCGTTGCAAGAGAATTTTGGAATAGGAGTAAATGAGGCAGTTAAATTAGGATGTATTCCTGTATTACCAAATAGAGTAGTTTATCCTGAATTTTATTCTAAAGATTATTTATATAATAATTTTGATGAATGTGTCAAATTAGTTCAAGAGGCACTAAAAGGAGAGTTAAAACAAACAGAAAGTAATTATACTTTTGAAATAGAAAAATGGTTTGAATGAAAATATTTTTAGCAGGAGTAGAACAAAGTTGGAACTACAGACATAGACCAGAAATCTTAAACGCTTTCTATTCTTACTATTATATGAGAACTGATAAAGAGGATAAAAAGATAAGAAATGCAAAAATCTATCATGATTTAGTATTTGTAGATAGTGGAGCTCATACATTTTTTAGTGAGGATGAAAATATATCTTCAGCAGGAGTTCATAAAAAGAAAGAGAAGATGAAAGAAACTCCACAAGAGTATTTTGATAAGTATTTAGTATGGTTAAAAAGGAATTATAATAACTATGATTACTTTGCTGAGTTAGATATAGGAGAAATAGTAGGGCAAGAGTTGGTAAATAAATGGAGAGAAGAATTAAAGAAAGAAAAACTATACTCAAAATGTGTTACTGTATATCATCCTAACTGTATGAGTTGGAAAGATTATATAGATATGTTAGAAGATAGCGAAAGTAAATATGTTGCTTTGGAAGGAGATAGAAACAATAGGAGTAGATTACCTTATCTAAAACTAATTAAACAATGTTATGATAGAGGTATTAAAGTGCATGGTTTTGCAATGACTAAAGATAGTGTTATGTCTAAATATCCTTTCTATTCAGTTGATAGCACAAGTTGGAAGGCTGGTATTATGTATGGGTTTGTACCAAAATTTACTGGTAGAAAAGTAACAAACTTAACAGCAAAAGATAAAAACAAAATAGGAGCTAGTTTTAATATAGATTTATTACATCATGAGAATAAAAGAGAACAATTAGAATATAGATTATCACAAGGTATTAACGCTTATCAACAAGCACAAATATATTATACAAAATTATGGAAAAGAAAAAATATAAATTGGGATTCATAGAAGTACCAATAGACAAATTAGTTAAAGCTGATTGGAATTACAAAACAGAAGATGATAAAAAGCAAGAGAAACTAAAAGAGAATATCAAAAGAAATGGACAGATAGAAAATATTCTTATAAGAGAATTAGATACAGGATATTATGAGGTGGTAAATGGAAATCACAGATTAAGTGTTCTAAAAGAGTTAAAATTTGAGAAGGTATATACTTATAACTTAGGTAAAATAAATCAATCACAGGCTATTAGAATAGCTATAGAGACCAACGAAACTAAATTTGAAACAGATACAATAGAATTAGCTGAAAGAATAAAAGAGATTAGTAATGAGTTTGATGATTTAGATTTAACATTACCTTACACAGAACAAGAGCTAGAAAACTTTAGAACTCTATCAGATTTTAATTGGGAAGATTTTGAAGGAGATGGGAAGGGAGAAGATTTTGATAAAAAGATAACTATAACAGTAAGTCAAGATATATTAGATAGATGGAATGAATTAAAAAATAAGTTTAATGGAGTGATTGGATATGATAATGAGAGTAAAGTATTTGAATTTGCAGTTATAGAAGCTCTTAATATACCAACAGAAAGTATTAAATAATTACACAATATTATACACTATGGCAAACAAAAATAAATATACAAAAGAACAGATTAAAGATGCAATTACAAAAGCTGGAGGTTTTATCTCAATTGCTTGTAAGAGTTTGAATTGCACTAGAAAGACTATATACAATTATATAGATAAGTATCCTGAATTAAAAGAAGCTGTATTAGATATTAGAGAACAATACTTAGATGTTGCAGAAGCTGCCTTAATAAAGAATGTAAAAGATGGTAAGAGTAGCGATATAAAATACTTTCTAAATACACAAGGTAAGAAAAGAGGTTATGTAGAGAAATCAGAATTAGATATTACAAGTGGAGAGGAGCCTATAAAAATTAACATCAAGATTGATGGAACTGAATATTAATCCTGAATATACAAACACACAAAGTAGGGCAATAAAATATCTATTTGATAGGGAAACAAACGATATACTATTTGGAGGAGCAGCGGGAGGAGGGAAAAGTTTTATGGGTTGTAGTTGGTTGATAGTTCTTTGTATTAAATATCCTTCAACAAGATACTTGATGGGAAGGTCTAAATTAGATAATCTTAAAAAGACAACTCTTAATACCTTTTTTGAAGTATGTAAAATGTGGAATATAAAATCAGGAATACATTTTAACTTTAATGCTGGTAGTAATATAATAACATTCTATAATGGGAGTGAGATATACTTAAAAGATTTATTCCATTATCCAGCAGACCCTAATTATGATAGTTTAGGTAGTTTAGAAATTACAGGGGCTTTCATTGATGAAGCAAATCAAATAACAGAGAAGGCAAAGAATATAGTAAACAGTAGGATTAGATATAAATTAGATGAGTATGGTATTATTCCTAAATTATTATTAACCTGTAATCCTAGTAAGAATTGGACTTATACTCAATATTATAGACCAGCAAAGGAAGGAAAGATTGAACCTCATAAAAAGTTTGTTCAGAGTTTGGTAGATGATAATCCTTATATTTCAATACATTACAAAGGACAATTAGAAAAATTAGATGAGATAAGTAAACAAAGGCTCTTATTTGGTAATTGGGAATATAACGCAGGAGAGGATAACTTATGTAATTATGATTCTATAATAAATTTATTTGAGCAAAAAGGAATAGAAGGAGAAAAATACATAACTTGTGATGTCGCAAGATTTGGAACGGATAAAACTGTGATTATGTATTGGGAAGGGTTATGTATTAAAAAGATATTATCATTCAGTAAATCGTCTGTAACAGAGGTTGGAGAGGAGATTAAGAAGATACAACAAACAGAGGGAGTTAATTTAAGAAATATCATTGTGGATTCTGATGGAGTAGGAGGTGGGGTGCAAGACATATTAAGATGTAAAGGATTCCAAAACAATGGACGACCTATCAATAAAGAGAACTATCAAAACATAAAAACTCAGTGTTATTATAAGTTAGCTGATATGATCAATAAAGCACAGATAGGAATTGAGTGTAAAGATATAACACAAAAGAATAATATCATTGAAGAACTTGAACAGATTAGATCTAAAGATATGGACAAAGACAATAAACTACAAATACTACCTAAAGAAATTGTAAAGACAATTATAGGTCGTTCTCCTGATTATTCAGATGCGATGATGATGAGAATGTTCTATGAGTTAAATCCTAATTTAGGCAAGTATTATGTACAATAGCAATTTTAAACGAATTATTAACTATTTCCTTTATATATTATGAAGATTACATTAGTGAAAGATGGAAAGAAGGCAATACATCAAATGCCTAAACATTGGAATGATTTACCATTAAAGAAGTATGTACGGATAATGAAAATCTTAACGGACAAAGAAATCAAAACAGAACTAGAAAAAACAACAAAGATGATCAGGGTTCTAACAGATATTCCAGAGGCAGACATATTAAGATTACCTGTTCATAATGTGCAAGTATTGGGAGGCTACCTAGCTAGATTTTTGACTACTCATCCAAATGATGAATTGAATCATATATTAAAGATTAAAGGAATTGAATATGGGTTTCATCCTAAATTGTCTAGTATTAGTTTTGGAGAGTGGGCGGATATTGATGCCTTTATAAATGAAGGAGCTAATGATAACTTACATAAGATACTAGCTGTCTTATATAGACCTGTTAAAGAAAAGAATGGAGATAAGTATCAGATTGAAGAGTATGAACCTTGTAAAGAGAGAGAACAGATTATGTTAGATAATTTAACAGTAGGAGACTTTCATGGAGTGTCGGTTTTTTTTTCGGATTTAGAGAGAGAACTATCAACTCATATGGTCAGCTCTTCAATACAGGAACTAAAAGCTCTAAGAAAGGAGGGGATTTAATTAACAGCAAATGGGGATGGTATGATGTATTGTATCATTTATCAGGAGAAAAATTAGAAAATATGGAAGCTATAACAAAAATGGGGATACATGAATGTTTTACTTTTATGTGTTATAAACAAGATGCAAATGAAGTTCAAAATGTGAATATAAATGGCAATTAGATATAAGACTTACAATAATGTAATCAATACTATTAAATGTATTGGAGAGCAACATTTAGAAATTAAGACAATAACAACAGGAGATATTGTAGATATTGATTTGGAGAAGATGACTAAATTTCCTTTATTCCATATTGATTGTACTTCAGTTGATGTGAATATGAGTCAGAAATCTTTTAACTTACAGTTGTTCATAATGGATATTGTAGATGAGGATGGAGGTATTGAGCAGTATGTATTGAGTGATACTCTAGCTATCGCTACAGACATAATAGCTATTTTAAAACATGGAGAGATATTATATGGATATGATGCATCTCATGGAGAGGAAGAGAGGTATTTTGTAGATGATGACTTTACATTAGAGCCGTTTACAGAGAGATTTGATAATGCAGTTTCAGGATGGATATTTGATATGAACATTATAATTGAAAGTGAATTAAACTCTTGTGATGTTCCAATAGACAACAATACAATATGTGTAAAATAAAAATAGGGAAATTAATAATACAATTAATACCACCAAAGATAACTTATAAATTATAAAATATGGCAGATTTAACAACCAGTATCACAGAATCAGTAACAATTAATGGGAGCGTAAGAGGCTCTACAAACTCAGTAACTACAACAGGAATAATAGATACTTTAGAAAGAACTATATCTTGTACACACTCACAAACAACTACAATAGCAGAGTTTGGAGCTACACCTCATGCATCAGGTAGTAATATAGATAGAGATAATGTAAAGTATTTAAGGGTAACAAATTTAGATACTACTAATGAGTGCATGCTAGGAGTAGTAACAGGAGCGTCTAATTATCAGGTAAGATTAAGAGCTGGAGCCTCACATATATTATATAATGGTGATGATATAGCTATAGGGGAAGAAGATACTACACCAGCGTTTGCAGCAATTACAGGAGACTTAGCTTCGTTACAGATTAAACCTATCAACACAAATGATATACAAGTAGAATTATTTGTAGCTAGTGTTTAATGGCAAAAAAGAAGTTTCCTAGAGTTGAAAAGTATTTGCGTAAGTATGGTAAATTTATTGTAGGACAAGCAAGAAAAATAATCAAAAAGAAGGGGAAACAAGACACAGGCAAATTACTAAGATCTTTAAAGTATGTATTAAAAGAAAAGAAGGGAATATTTGATATTGAGTTTCTAAGTGCTAGGCATGGAGATTTTATTGATAAGGGAGTTCAAGGATTAGGTTGGAGTATTTTGCCTAAACCTGGAACAAACGCAAAGGGAGAAAAATTAAAAGGTTCTACAGCAGGGATGCATGGAGGAGCAAAATTAAGACCTATTAGAACTCATGTTGATGCTGAAACAGGTAGGAGAAAGAGAAGTCCTTATAGATTCAAAACAGCTAATATAAGAAGCAATATAATGGAAACTTATGTTATGAGAAAAGGAATATCAATCCCTAATGAAGATGGAAGTCCTATGAGTTTAAAAAGTATGGCCTTCATAATTGGTAGAGCTATTAAGGCAAAAGGGATAGAAGGAATTAGTTTTTATTCTCAACCTGTTGCAGCCTTTACTGGTAAATTGAGAAAGGAATTAATGCAAGAATTTGAAAGGGATGTATTAGACCAAATAATAATAAGAAAAAGAAAATCAGGAAATTTATAGATAATGAATATAACTCAAAAGCCTCATAAACAATTACTTCCAACAGGTTCGGATATAATATTCGTAGTTCAAGACAATACAGTAGTACAAAATGTAAAAGGAAAATATGTAGCTGAAGTTTATATAGGAACTGACTCAGCTACACTAACAGCAGGGAATCCTACTTGTATATTAAAGGTCAATCCTAATAGTACAGGAGTAGGTATATTTGATTTTGGTACTATATTTGATAATTATGTTTCTCCTGATTATGAGGGAGGACAATATCTATCTACTAGTTCAAATTATTCTTCTCAATATAATCAAGTAGACTACTCATCTGATAATCCTCATTCTATACATCAAATAGATGATTTTTGCACATCTAAAAAATCTGTAAGATATTTTCAATTATCTTTTTATACTGAATATGCATCCTCATATACAGAACCAGTGGAAGAAGATAAAAGCATACTGACAGATTCAGGAAAATTTATTATATTTAATGGGTACTTAGATTATTCAGATGTATTGCAACAATTAAATTTAGGATATAATTACAATTTTTCAGATTTTAATTGGGTATCTGTTGATTCTAGTTCAAAATTTCTTACATATTCTCCTGTTAAACAATATGTAAGAGAGAATGATTATGCTACTGTAGCGTTTTTTAATAATCTATCAACTGCTAACTCAGGGTTTCCTATAGCTTTGTCTGGTAGTCATCATTGTATTTATGATTTTAGTTTTTCATTTTACGATAGTGATGACTTATTATTGAATACTGTAATCCAAGTCCAATCAGGTAATAAAGGAGGATATTTTGGAAGTCAATTAGATAGCTATACTCATATTGTTTTTGGAGGAGTTGGACCTGCTAACCTAACTAATAACTTAGTGAGTTTGCCAGCGGGATGGGCTTATTATGAAGTATGGGGAAGGGATGCAAACAATAATCAGATTACTCAAAAATATGAATATCATAAACAAACAGATGATTGTAAAGGATATGAAACAATAAGACTAACTTGGCTGAATAAATGGGGAGTTTGGGATTACTATAATTTTACAAAGAAATCTATCAGGAAGATTAATAAAAAACCTGTACACTATCATCAGATTGAAGGAATTTGGAATGAAGAGATTTATCAGATAAGAGGATATAAAGGAGGCAAAAGAGTTTTGAATAACGCAGCAAGTGAGGAGATTACTATAAATACAGATTATATTACAGAAGGGGAGTCTTTATGGTTAGAGCAGTTATTTGTTAGTTCAGATGTATATATTTTACAGGTTGATGATGATGCAGATTCATCAGGAACTATAAGAAAATTTTTAGATCCTGTAATTATTAAATCTACCTCTTATATTAGAAAAACAACAGCTAATGATCAACTTATACAATATTCAATAGACCTAGAAAAGAGTAGGAGTAAAAGAACTCATAAAGGATAATGGCTCTTCAATTATCTATATATCCTCAAACTAACTTAAATGGTAGTTATAACTATACTTCAACTGCTATAAATACAGAGTTAGTATCAGATCCTTCATTTTTTTGGGCTGGGATGTTTAATTTTCCTTCAGCATCTACATCAACAGGATGTCCAAGTCAGGAAGCTATGACAGCTACAGCGCCTATATCTTCATGGAGAGGATTTTATTCTGACGGTACTACTTATACAGCAACAACAGCGCCTACATTTGGTTCTTATAATGTTATGAATCATTATATTAAATTAGATGCATCTTCAGGAGGAGCGTCTGGGATATATCAGAAAATTACAGGGTTACAAATAGGACATTCATACGACTTAGTGATTAAATTTCATGGAGGAAGCACATCATCTTCAGGAGAGTTTCTGTATATAGGTAGTTTATGCGGGGCTCTTCCTCAACATAATGAAATTGGAGGACAATCTTTTATAACTCATCATCCTAATATTACAGGTACAATAACGCATACATTTACAGCTCAACATACAGAGGAAGTTCTTACTCTTCAATATCATTCTTTTGCTACAGCTGATTTAAAAATAAAAAAAATATCTATTAGAGAAAATGAAAATACAGCTCCTTTACTTTTAACTGATGTAGACGATGGACAAGTGTTATTAGATTTGATGGATGCTAATAGTCTACCAATAACATTATCAATAGATAATTTTAAAAATGTAGCTGAAAAACCTCAATCATATTCCAAAGCTTTTAATCTTCCTTCTACAAAGAAAAATAATAGAATCTTCAGTAGTTTATATGATGTTCAAAGAGCTATAAAAAGTGATTCATTTTCTTTCAATCCTCATAAGAGAACTAAAGCTATATTAAAGGATAATGGCTACCCTATATTTGAAGGATATTTAAAATTAATATCAATCAAAGAAAAGAAGGGAATAGTTGTTTATAATGTAAATTTATTTAATGATGCTATTTCTTTAAAAACAGTGCTAGACAATAAGACTTTTGCAGATTTTGATGGAGGTTCTTATCACGGAGGCTCTGGACTTCAGGAGTTGGAACATGATTATAATAAATCAAATATAAAAGATAGTTGGATAGGAGAAGTAGAATTAGAATCTCCTCTACCTCTAGGCTACAAAGGATTCGCTGGAGCAGAGCTTGATACTACTACTAGTGTTTTAAAATACCCTTTCTGTATATGGAGTACAGACATTTACCAATCTCCAGGAACAGGGAGTTTTCCTCCTCTTAATAGTCCTGTATTAACAGATTTAGAGGATGCTTTTAGGCCTTGGATAAAATGTAAATATTTATTAGATAGAATTATACACGAAGCGGGATTTTCATATAGTAGTGATTTTTTAAATAGTACAGCTTTTACGAGAATATTTATGGATTTTAATTGGGGGAAAGAAGAACTAATGACTCCAACTACTGAAACAAAAAACGCTTATTATAGACAGGATGGAGGTCTTACTAATATTTTCAGTAGTTCATATTCAAATTTACAATTAAACACTGCTACATACGCATCTATAAATGCAGCTCAATGTCTAGTGGATATGGGATATAGTTTGAGTACTCATATATGGACAGCGCCTACAACTACAACTACTTACATTTTTGATGGTGCTTTTGAATTAAACATCTCAACAGCTACTACTACATTTGATTGTAGGATAGTTCATAAAAGTGCAGGTGGAGCAATAATATCACAGCAAGTAAGTACATTTACTAATGCCTCTGGAGAGACGAGAATATGGACTATAAGTAATAGCACTTGGAATTTAATTGCTGGAGAAACAATAGAGTTTCAATGTAAAGAAGTTTCAGGAGGAGTTGTAGAGCAGGGAGCAGGTTATGCATATCCATACCCTCCTAATGGCTCTACACTATTGACTGTTACAACCGACTTGAATCCTATAGCTAGCTCTAACATAATGTTACAGAAAAGAGGGAAGATAAAACAATGGGATTATATAAAAGACATTTTTACTATGTTTAATTTAGTTATAATGTCTGATAGACAGAATCCTAACAATTTGATAATAGAGCCTTACAAAGATGTATTTATAGATGATTCTCAAAGTCAATATATATCAATAAATACTTTGGATTGGACAGATAAAGTTGATATGGACAGCATGGAGTTAAAACCTGCAAAACTTAAAAAGGTAGTTACATTTGACTATAAAAAACCTAAAGACTACGCTAATAAAGTTTATACAGATGCAACAGGTTTACAATTTGGAAGTTTTGAAATAGATGCTAGTGATTTTGATACAGCTAATGGAACTCAAAAAATAGCTTTGAAAGTATTTAGTCCTACATTTTTAACTCCTGTATTTGATCATTGGAACATTATATTAACAGTGCCTCATATTACTGGAGGAGATGTATCTTCAGGAGCTGATGGTGCTATTGATAACAATCCTAGAATTTTATATGATGCAACATCTACATCTACACCATTAGATCCAGCTACTTCAGTGATTACTTTAGATCCTGATAAATATCAAATACCAGCACAGGCTGGAATGTATAGTGAAAACCAAAAGAGGTTTGGATTGTTTTCTCATTTAGCTAGACATCCAGCACAGACAAGCTCAACAGATGATTTAGATTTGAATTTCGGTACTCATCAGATTACGGGATATGGTGGCAGTCCATCTGTTCATAATTTATTTAACACTTATTGGCAACCTTATTTTGATGAATTATATCATGCTGATACTAGAATTGTAAAATTGAAAATAGCTTTGAATGCTCAAGATATATCCACATTTAATTTCAATGATCAAATCAGAATTAAAAACAGATTATATAGAGCAAATAAAATAGATTACAAACCGGAAGCTTTGTCTAATGTTGAATTAGTATTAATACCATAATGGAATATAAAAAAGGACATAAAATAAAACCTTATATGATTCATAAAAATGGATTAGTAGATTTTACAGATGGAACTACTAACACCCTACAGGCAAATGAAGATACTTGCAAGGCTTATGGATATAAATACGACAAAGATAAAGGAGTTTGTAGAGCTTTTATTATAGACAGTAAGGTTACAGGATTAGCAAGTGTAAATGTAGAGAACTCTAATAGTAAAATAGGAAGTAATATATCTTTAGGAAAATCCTCAAACTCTTTAATAGTAGGAGATAGCCATACGTTATCACAAGATAGAAATTGTTTTGTATCAGGAAGGGCTCATAATATTTCAGATAGAATTTCAAACTCCTCTATAATTGGAGGAACATACGGAAACTCTACTCATAATGGAGAGGTTGTAATTGGAGGAGGAATAGGAGATGATTCTGTTGCTGGACAAATACAAACATCTATTGTTAGTCTATATGGAGAAACTACTGGTTTAGATATTACATTATACACGCAAGGAGATGATGTTAAACAAGAACAAATATATTTACCTAGTAATAGTATTTCTATTTATGAGGTCTGTATTACAGGTTTGTGCACAGGTGGTTCTAGCGGAACAGCAGGAGATTACAAGACAAAAAGAATAATGGGCTCTCTACTTGTGGAAAACTCAGGAAGTATTACAAAAACAGAATCTTTAGATACTGACTTAGGCAATAGTGGTACAACAGGAAATATCTCTTTAGATGTTAGTACATCAAATATATTTTCAGTTCAATGTTCAGCATCAGCAAATGTGAGTGTGAATTGGAGTGCTGTAGTAAAATTATATATTAATCAGACAAAAGTAGAAATTTAAGATATGGCAAAGAGAGGGAAATTAAATATGGAGTTTGTTGTTGATACTAGCAAACCTGCAAAAAATATAAAAGAGTTACAAGGAAGGATAGAAGAGCTTAGAAACACTATTGAGGGAGCACCATTAGGTTCAGAAGATTTTGAGAGATTAACAGGACAGTTATCCAATGCTAGTTCTGAAATGAAAGTCCTAGAAAAAAATATGGAAGGTTTGGAGCCGCAGCAAAAAGCCGAGGCCTTCCTAAAAATGGGAGAGGGCATCGCAGGAGCGTTCGCAGTCGGGCAGGGAGCTATGGGATTAATGGGAGTAGAGAGTGAGAATTTAGAAAAGATACAAGTTAAAGTTCAATCAGCTATTGCAATCGCTACAGGGGTGAGAATGATGAGTGAAGCGGCTTTAATGGCAGCTACTGCGAAAAGAGTAATTGCAGAAAAGGCTGGATTGGTAGCAACAAAAGCAGCTATGGTAATTACTAAAGCCAATACTATAGCTAATATTGCAGCGGCTGTGGCACAGAAGGTATTATCCTTTGCAATTGGTACAAGTACAGTAGCTTTACACGCTTTGAAAGTTGCAATTGCAGCAACAGGAATTGGAGCTTTAGTGATTGGAGTAGTGAGTTTAGTTTCTGCAATGTCTAGTTGGTTTAGTAGTAGTGAGGAAACATCAGGTTCTACAAGCAATTTGTCTGATGAGATGGATAGACTTAAAGAAAAGATAAAAGGAACATTAGATGCAAGTAGAGAATATAGTGATAGAAAGAGGGAAATAAAAAACGCGGATAATGAGCATGAAGCAGCGCTACTGAAACTTAATAACAGACTAGAGGACCAAGTTAAAGAGACCAATTCTTTAAATAATGTGTATGCTACTCTCAAAGCGAACTATAAAAGTATGCAGAAATCATATGGATACTATAGTGCTGATATGGAAAAGCACTTAAAAACTATAAAGAAACAGGTTGATGCATCTGAAGCTTATGAAGAAACGTTGAAAAATCTTCAAGAGGTTCAAAAAAACGTTATAAAAGGATACAATAACGCAACACAAGCAATAGAGGATAACAATAAAAAGTCAGAGGACGCCTCTAAAAAAAGAAGGGAACAGAGGAAAACAGATGCAGAAAATTTAAGAAAATTAGAAAATGAATTATTACTATTAGAGAAACAGGACTTAGAGGAGAGAGCTCAATTAAAAAGAGAGCAAGAATTAGCTGATGATTTAGCTGATGCTAAGAAAATAAAAAGTAGAAAAATAAGATTAGCGACTCTACAAAATATTCAGGATATTTATGATCAAGAGGAATTAAATAGAAAAAAGAAAAAGGATGATGAGATAGAAAAACTACATCAAGCTCATCTTGATGAGATGGCAGAGATGGATCAAGAATATAAAGATGAACTTTTAGGCAAAGAAGCGGATTATTTAGATGAGTACTATCAAAGTTTGGTAAGTGCTGAAAATCAAGAGAAAAACGCTGTTTACGAAAAGTATTTTGAACTAATTGAAAGAGCTGATGAATATGGATTAAACAAAGCAGACCTTGTAGCCGCACAGAATGCAGAACTACAACTAATAAATGACACTTACAGAGAAGAGGAAGATGAAAAGGAACGAGAAGTATTTGATGCTAAATTAGACTCTATTAATCAATTAGCAGATGCCTTTAGTGCTAATATGGACGCTAGACTTACTGAACTTAATAACGCTCACCAAAGGGAGTTAGATGTAGAAGGTCTTACTAACGCCCAAAAGGAAAAGATAAACAAGAAGTACCAGAAAAAGAAAGATAGGATTGCTAAGAGACAGAAGGCAATACAAGCTTCACAAGCAATTATAAACACATTTGTAGGAGCTACTAGAGCTATAGCTGATTTAGGACCAATAGCTGGACCTATTGCAGCGGCAGCAATATCAATAGGAGGGGCGGCAGCTGTAAGACAAATCTATGCTCAAGACGTAGGAGATGGAGGAGCTGGGGGAGATTCCTCTACTCCTGAAGAAGTTGGACCTCCAAAAACTTCTGGCAGTTTTACATTGTCGGGAGCTAGTGAAGAAAAACCTTTGAAGGCGTACGTAGTTACAGATGAGATGACTGACAGTCAAAATCAACTTGAAGATATAAGACAAGAATCAACTATATAAGGTATTTCTATTAAAATAATATAAAAACCTCTTAAAACGAATAAAAAGTACATTAAAACTAAAAATTATGGCAAAAAAGAAACTAAAAAGAAAACCTTTTAAAATTACTGAGCTTGTAATCAGTGATGACTCTAGTGAATTAACTATTGATGCTATTTCTCTTGTATCAGAACCGGCAATTGAAGTGGACTTTGTATATTTTGGGAAAGAAAAGAATAATTTAACTCTTGCAAAGGTTGACGAAGAGAAAAAAATGTTAGTTTCTCCCGCCCTTATCCCTAACAAACAGATCTATCGTTATGATCCAGCAACCGACCAAGATTATTATGTATTTTTCTCAAAAGATACAGTTCAAAAAGCTAGTGAATTATATTTGAAAAATAATAATCATCACAAAGCTACTTATGAACATCAAGATAGAGTAGGAGGAGTGCTAACAGTTGAAAGTTGGATAATAGAAGATTCTAAAAAAGATAAATCTAACCTTTACGGCTTTTCTCTACCTGTCGGCACATGGATGGTAAAAATGAAAATTGAAAATGAGGATATGTGGGAAAGAATCAAATCAAAAGAACTTAAAGGAATTTCTATTGAAGGTTACTTTGTGGACAAGATGCAATCAATGAGTGAAACAGAAATCAAAGAGGAAAACATATTAGAAGCGTTAGCTGATATTTTGAAAATCAAATAACTATATATTTATTCCTTTATATAGTATCATTAATGTAAACCAAAAAAAACTAGTTATGGAATTAAAACAAAAAATTTTAAAAGCTTTAGGGCTTGAGAAAGAGTTACAACTAGCTTATCAATCAAAACTTGAAGATGGTACAATTATCACTTCTAGTGCTGATGAGTTAGCAGCGGGTGTAGATATTTCAATTCTTATGGAAGATGGAACTTCTGTACCTCTACCACCAGGAGAATATTCCACCGAAGATGGTACAAGCTTTTCAGTTACTGAAGAAGGTACTGTAGCAGAGGTAATGGAAGAAGAAACTGAAGAAGTGGAAGCGGCTGAAGAAGTGGAAGCGGCTGAAGAAG